CAGTTCCCTGCCAAGCCGGTTTCCCCCGAGGGCTTCAACTCGGGCCCCTGTTCACAACAGGTACACTCACATTCCTCGACGCGGAAGGTCGATCGACAAAGGTCGCATCGGATCACAACTGTAACCAGGGCTGTTACGCATCGCTTCGACACGGGCCACCTGTTCTTCGTACTTGCGGCGTTCTTCGAGCTTTTTCTTCTCGAAATCTTCGCGGGCTTTCCTACCGAACTTTCCTGGGCGGCCAAGGACTGACACTAGAGGTTCGAAAATTTCGCCGTCATTCACCAACATCAGGACTTCTCCCAACTGGTTCGAAGACGCGGCGTTTGATCCGCCCCAATTGCCATAAACCTTGGCTCCGCCCTCTGGGATGACCAAAGTGTCCCATCGCAACGCTTGTCCTAAAGCACTCGCCGTAGCGACACTGGTGACAAAGTTGTTAGACTCGTTTATGACCGAAGAATTGTTTTGCTGAACTCCATCGTTGCACACGATGGTCGGGGCATTCCACTGATAAGCAACTGCGGAAGCACTTGGGTTTATTCCGGAACACGACTGAATCATACGCCATACTCCTTTTGCAAGGTTCAGGTATTGATTCCCAGACGCATCTGGCGTGAACGCCAGTTCTGGCAAATCTCCCTGAGCCGAAAGGACAGTGGCCGTTGCTAGTGTGTTCCACCCGGCTTTATTCCCGGTGCTCGGAGTGGTTGTTACGCCCGATCCAGTCTCAATCTTATACCAAACTCCTAGGTCTTCGTTCTCCAACGCCGGAACAAACAGCTCGAGGTCATACTCGATGAGGAGCATGAATGACAGGGCTGTAGACGGCGAGGCTGTCGGTAACCAAAAGTAGAATTGGCCTTGGTCGACGAGTCTTTCATCGCCCGATCCTGTTGAGTTTGTGAAGTAATCAGTAGTTGGTTCTATCAGTGGGCAATCCAAGGTACGAGGAACCCATTCGCTGGAAATCACTGAACCGACCATCGCCATGAATGTGCGAATTCCCTCGGTGCTAGCCGGGGGAGTGCTATCTGACGGGTCGCGGTCATACGACATCCCATAAGTGCCACTCAGGTTTGTGGCGTTGCTTGGAACTGCGGTGATTCGGAACCGCCTGAAGCGGTACTTCTCATACAACTGCGTCAGTTTCTGCAAACGCGTACCTGGCAACGAAGTAGGGTTTATCGGGACATTCACAACGGTAGTTCCCGCCGGCGTATTTGCCGCCACGGTGACGGAATCGAAGTAATCTCGACCTCGAATTCTTAGTCCTTCACCACGTGAAGAGGCTTTTGCCAGCGGCTTGACCTTGAAATAGCTTGCGCCCACCACAGCCCCCATTGCACTGGGTGCAGCGAGAGGGGTCATCCCAGTCGCAGGGGCCATTGGAGTACCACCTGATCGCTTCCTGCTCTTCTTCGCCTTCTTTCCTTCCACGTTCTTTACGAGTACTGGCACCACCTTCTTGAACTTCAAGGGCTTGGGACCCTTCTTGTTCTTCTTGCCTTTTCCGTTTCCTTGATTCGACATGCTCAATGGTATGCACTCTTCGTCGCTACAGAAGCCACAGCTCCCAAAGCTCATTGACCTTTTTATGGGGTGAGATCAGCTTACGCATGCACCCCAACAAGCGACGTCACGCCCCAGAGCAATTCGACTTCATCATCGGTACAGGCCGAGGTCAGCGCCAGTTGCCAATCAGGATCATCCTTCAGGCGTACCGCATACCTCCTCATTAAAGCGTCGATGTGTCTTTTCACGATCGCACGCCAGGTGTCATTCCAATAAACTTCTCTGTAACAGGCCCAGGCTCGAACCAGCGACATGGCTGGTGAGTTCACTTTTGTGGCCTTCATGAGAGAGTTCATAATCTTGTTTGAGACGGGCGTTGCCACCCAAATCCCTCCTCGGATCACACCATAATTACTCAGGTACGGCACATTGTTGGCAGCACGAGGGGAGGCATAGTCCGTTGTCCAGACCGTGCCATACTCTTTCGTCACAACCTCAGAAACAGATGTGAAGTTAAAAACTTCAACAAACGCGTCACTAACAGAGAATATCACATCATCGCCAGTAATGTCGAACTCAACGTTTTCACGCATGACCTTACGGTCCGTGATACCTGTCAAGCGAATCCAGCTGTAGTAAAACTCCTCTTTCGTTTGTCGCGTGTTAATCTGAATCGTTTTTGGGTCTCCCGATTTATTGCCCCCCGGTATGAGCCACACAAATCCATCCGGGTCAACCACATAGGAAAAACAGCGGTTTTTAAGTACCGAAACAAACCTATTGTAGTTGGCAGTTGTCCTTTCTTGGCTTGCAAGGCATAACCAATCCATCCACGTATAATGCGCCACACCGTCCAGCCAACAGTGTCCATCACGCCCATCAACATCTGCACCAAACGCATTAGGGTGCTTGCTGATTTTTCGGGTCAGACGATCCCAACCACCTTCGTACTTGTTGAAGCCAATGCCATGGTTCAAAG